TCTGCTGTTCAATATGAAAAAGCGGCAGAAGAAATTGCAGAAGCTATTCGTACAGGTAAATTTGTCTACGATCTCTCTGGATCAGCACGATAAAAAACTTGACAAATATAATTCTGTGGATATAACTATACGCAGAATCTAGTGGCCCCGAAAGGATACCCACATCAATTTGAAATGAGATGCACCGTTAATATAACTTCAGGCCAGTTGTTATAGTAGCGGTAATTCTTATTTCGTCTTCACAGAACACCCAAACTAATCAGGCCGCATATTTACTTTGGCCGGTAATGTTGCCACCCTGATTTTAGATGGCCTCTGGCGGAGTTACACAAACCATAAACCTACGCGATAAAGGAGTGTCTATCATGGCATTTAAAACAGCGGCGGGTTACGGTAACCTACCTAATGGTAACTTTAGCCCCGTTATTTACAGCAAGCAGGTACAGCTTGCTTTCCGTAAGTCTTCTGTTGTAGAAGATATTACGAACAACGATTATTTTGGTGAGATTGCCCAGATGGGTGACTCAGTCAAGATTATCAAAGAGCCTGAAATCACAGTCAAAGAGTATGCTCGTGGTGCGACTATTACTCCACAAGATATCGATGACGAGGATTTCTCTCTTACAATCGATAAGGCGAACTATTTCGCTTTCAAGATTGACGACATCGAAGAAGCACACTCTCATGTCAACTTTATGCAAATGGCTACAGATCGTGCCGGTTATCGCCTGCGTGATCAGTATGATCAAGAAGTTCTTGGCTACCTGTCAGGTTTCAAGCAGTCTGCACTTAACAGTGTAGCTAGCACAGCAAATGATCAGGTTGCTGGAACAAAGGCGGTAAGCACTGCCGGTTCCGACGAACTTTTAACAAGCATGAAGCTTATTAAGAGTAGCTTTGGTAACATCACAACTAGTTCTGCTGGTGATCATTCAATTCCACTGGCCGTGCGTATGCCGGGTGCAACAGCGGCGGCAACTGCCACTGCAACACCTCTTCAGGTAATTGCTCGTATGGGCCGTCTCTTGGATCAACAATTTGTTGATACTCAAGGCCGTTGGTTAGTTGTAGATCCTGTCTTTGTCGAACTTTTGAAAGATGAAGATTCGCGTCTGCTTAACGCCGACTTCGGTGGTGCTGGACTTCAGAATGGTTTAGTTGTAAACAATCTGCACGGATTCCGTGTTTATGTTTCTAACAACCTGCCTTCTGTAGGAACTGGTGCTGGGACTACTGGTACAGCTAACCAGAACTCTAACTTTGGTGTTATTGTTGCCGGTCATTCTTCTGCTGTCGCCACTGCTCAGCAAATCAATAAAACAGAAACTTACCGCGATCCAGACAGCTTTGCTGACATTGTTCGTGGTATGCACCTGTACGGACGCAAGATCCTTCGCCCAGAAGGTATTGTTACTGCTAAATACAACGCCGCATAAGGAGGGTTAAAACATGGCAACATTTGACATGACCCTTGGGTCAACCATATCGACTGAAGCGGCTGATTCGATTGCAGTGCTTCCAGAAGCTCGTCGTCACGCATACATGGTAGAGGCTGTTTTAGATATTTCTAAACTTCCTAGCTACTCTTGCACTAACGGCGATATCTTTCAACTGTTAGAAATTCCTGCAAACACTTTCGTTATTGCGGCTGGTGCCGAAGTATTGACTGCGTTTGATGGTACCTCTCCAACTGTTGACATTGACTTCGCCGCAGGCGATGACATTGTTGATGGCGGTGACGTTACCTCTACAGGATATCTTGCCGCAGGCAGTAACGGCGGTGCTAACTTGACAAGCCAATCTACGTTTACTCAGCTTGTCACAACAACTGACACAATCGATGTCAAGTTGATTGCATCTTCTGCTGATGTAACAGCAGGTAAGCTCCGCGTTTACGCAATTGTCGTTGATTTAGATGGCGTTGCAGAGTCTGCTGATGAAGTAGATCGAGATCAACTCGCTTAATAAAACTAAGTTGGGGGCTTCGGCCCCCTTCCTTTCAAAGGTTTTTATTTACAATGGCGTATAATTTCATTGATATTACAAATGAAGTACTGGCGAGATTTAATGAAGTTGAACTGACTACGGGTAGCTTCGGAAACGCTCGTGGCTTTCAAATACAATGTAAAAACGCAGTTAATGCGGCGATTAGATATATTAATCAAAGTGAATACGCATTTCCTTTTAACCACGCAGAGTCTGAAGTAACTCTAGTTGCTGGGCAAACTAGATATGATTTACCATCCAGCACTAAACTAATTGACTATCAAACTTTTAGATTAGTCCGTGACGCTACGCTTGGTAATGATGGGCGCAGTTTAGTATATTTAGATTACAAAGAATATTTAGATAAATATATTGAGCAAGAAGATCGATCAGATGTGGGCAGTATACCCACTCACGTATTCCGTGATCCTGCTAATAAATACGGATTATTTCCATATCCTGACAAAGCATATAAAATAAAATTTGACAGATACACTATTCCAACAACGCTTAGTGATGCTACAGATGTTCCTTCGATTCCAGAAAGATTCCGACATGTAATTGCTGATGGGGCAGTTATGTATGGCTATCAGTATCGCGGAGAGACAACACAATATCAGCTTGCGTTAGATCGTTTTGAACAGGGCATAAAAAATATGGTATCTGTTCTTGTCAATCGACATGATTATGTTAGATCAACATTTATACCGAGAACAAATAGATTTTCTATTGTAACTGGCACGGTGACGTAAATGCCAGATTTATCAGGAATTCAACCTTTTCAGTTTGCATGTCAAGGGGGATTAGTCTTAAACCAATCTACTTTTGCTATGCAACCCGGATTTGCAACAGAGTTAATTAATTTTGAACCCGACATTAACGGTGGTTATCGTCGGATTAATGGGTTTACTAAATATAACACTAACATAGTTCCTCAAACATCTTCCTCTAGCGAAAAAGTTTTAATGGTTGCTAGTTTTGGAAGTCAGGTTATTGCCGCACGAGGAGAAAAAATATTTAAGGGTGATACAAGCGGTAGTTGGACTGAGATAGACAGTGGACGCTCTAGTGCAGGTAAATACACGCATAAACGATTTAATTTTAATAATACAAATAAGATTGTATTTGCCGATGGTGCTAACCCCGCATCTACCTTTGATGGCACTAATATTGTAGATATTACACATTCCTCTGCGCCGAATAACCCAGCATTTGTAGAAGTATTTCAGAATCATTTATTTTTAGCTGGGGATAGCACGACACCGCAAGAAGTATTTTTTAGTGTCCCTTTTAACGAGACTAGTTTTGCAAGTGCTGATGGTGCAGGAAGTATCAAAATAGATGATACGGTAGTTGCGCTGAAAGTTTTCCGGGATCAATTATATATATTCGGAAAAGAAAGGATATTTAAATTAAAAGGCACATCTTCCTCAACATTTGCATTAGAACCAGTTACTAGAGACATAGGTTGTCGCTCTACCTTTAGTGTGCAGGAATTTGCTGGTGACTTATTATTCTTAGCACCAGACGGTTTGCGTACAATTGCAGGTACTGAAAAAATTGATGACGTTGAGTTGGGAACTGTTTCAAAGCCTGTTCAAGCACGATTTGATGAGTTGACATCTTTTGATTTAATCGAATCATTGGTAATACCTGCAAAAACACAGTATCGAATATTCTTTGTAAATTCTACGGCTAGTGAAGCAAACACTACCGGAATTATTGCGGGCATAAAAGAACAAGGAATAGAGTTTGCTGAACTTAGAGGTATTCGACCATCGTGTACTGACAGCGACACGAGTGCAACCAATGATTTAATTATACACGGTGGTTTTGACGGGTTTGTGTACAAGCAGGAATCTGGCAATGATTTTGACGGTGTAGAAATTAATGGCAAATACCGCTCACCAGACATAACAATGGGCGATGCGGGTGTCAGAAAAAACATGCAACGGGTCATAATAAATTATGCCACAGAGTCAGCAATTAATGCTGATTTATTTTTGCGGTATGACTACGAAACAGCAGGTTCTACAAGACCTGCGGCTTATCCCTTTGACTCATCTAATATTGCGGCAGTTTACGGAACTAGTGTATACGGCACGGCTACATACGGTGGTAACAGACAACCACTGTTAAGACAGCCCGTAGAGGGTTCTGGATTTGCTGTGGCATTACGAGTAAATGATGGTGGCACATCTGCCCCGTATTCACTCAAAGGATTTCAATTAGAATTTACAGTGGGAGCTAGACGATAATGGCAGGGTACACCAGACAGAGCACTTACACTGATGGTGATGTGATTGATGCGTCTGATTCTAACAACGAGTTTGATCAGGTTCTTGCGGCGTTTAACAATTCCAGTGGACACAAGCACGACGGTACGGCGGCAGAGGGGCCAGTAATCGGGCTAATCGGTGATCCGGGGGTTACAACTCCGTTAAACAAAGTCGTTGTAGATAATAGTAATAATCGTGTTGGCGTGTTCGTAGATGCAGGCGGTGCCGGTTCTACAGTAGAGCAAGTTCGTTTTCAAGATGGTGCGATTGTTCCTGTTACAGATAATGATATTGATTTAGGCACTAGCTCCGTAGAGTTTAAAGACGCATTTTTTGACGGTACGGTAACTACGGATGCACTTGTTGCAGACACAGCAGATATTAACGGTGGCTCTGTAGATGGTGCTACGTTAGGAACAAACAGTGCAATTACTCAAGCTGTCATAGACAATGTTAACATTGACGGTACGACTATAGGTCATACTAGTGACACAGATTTAATGACTTTAGCATCAGGTGTGCTAACGGTTGCAGGTGAGGTTAGTTTAACTACTCTTGATATCGGTGGCACAGATGTTACTGCAACAGCCGCTGAACTCAACATTATGGATGGTAACACTTCAGCTAGTAGTGTAACCGTTGCCGATTCGGATCAGTTTATTTTAAATGATGCTGGTACGATGAAGCAAATTACTGCCTCTGACCTAAAAACATACGCAGGGGGTGCTGTAACTTCAGTAGGTGCTTTGGACTCCGGTTCAATCACAAGTGGATTTGGTAACATTGATAACGGCTCTAGCACTATTACCACTACTGGAGCTATTACCGGAGGTTCTGTAACTGCCGATGACGTAGCTTTAGATGGCAAAGTTATTACGTTAACTGGTTCTAGTGGTGATACTGCAACGCTAACGGCGGGAACAAATGGCACTCTAGATATTGCAACCACGGATGCCGCCGCCGCCGCCGCTAATATAACTATAACAGCCGACGGAACAGCAGAGCTTGCTGGTACTACAGTAACACTAAACTCTAGTGGCGGTGTCACCTTAGATGCAGATGGGGGAACCATCACATTTGCCGATGGTGGGTCATCTTTAGGCACTGTAACGTCCAACGGGTTCACAGGTAATCTTGTAGGAGACGTAACTGGGACAATCCAAACTGCGGCACAAACAAACATAACATCCGTTGGTGCGCTTGACGGGGGATCAATAACTAGTAACTTTGGTAATATTAACAATGGTTCTAGCACGATTACTACAACAGGAGCAATCACTGGTGGCTCTGTAACTGCTGATGATGTAGCTATTGATGGTAAAGTAATTACTCTTACCGGCTCTACCGATGACACCGCTACAATCACTGCTGGTACAAATGGCACATTAGCAATTACCACAACTGATACTGCCGCCGCCGCCGCTAACATTTCAATTACCGCTGATGGTACAGCAGAACTTGCAGGTACAACAGTTACGCTTAACTCTAGTGGTGGAGTTACGCTAGACGCTGATGGCGGTACAATTACTTTTGCTGACGGTGGTGCTTCATTAGGAACAATTACATCTGCTGGTTTTACGGGCGATGTAGTAGGAAGTGTAACTCTACCGGGTTCATCTTCAGCCGCTGGCTCTATCCAGTTTAAAGAAGATACAGATAACGGCACTAACGCTGTTACATTGATCGGCCCTGCATCTACAGCAGATGTCACAATAACACTACCTTCATCAGCAGGAACAGTTGCGTTAACATCCGACATACCTTCTGCGGGAATATCTAGTGGTAATGTCGCAACCTTTACGTCCGGTGCGGCAGACAACGATTTTCTACGAATCGACGGTACATCGATCGAAGGACGCTCTGCATCAGAGGTATTGTCAGACATCGGTGCATCTGCGGCGGCTGGTAGTTCAAGCATCGTTACAACGGGCGCATTAGACTCAGGCTCTATCACAAGTGGCTTCGGTTCTATTAATAATGGTGCTAGTGCTATCACTACTACGGGTGTTATCACTGGCGGTACGGTCGAAGCTACTGGAGATACATCTGCTGGTGACAATGCCGCTATGGGATTTACTGCCTCAGAGGGCTTAATCCTTACAGGTCAAGGTTCTACTAACGATGTAACCATCAAGAACGATGCTGACGAAGACGTAATCGAAATACCCACGGGCACAACCAATGTTACTGTAGCAGGTGGCCTGACTGTTGGTGCTGTGGCGACAGCTAAGACAGACACAGATACATCGAATACAGGCAGTGTCACATTAGACTTTTCTGCTAACCAAAACTTTGTCCTGACGCTGACAGGTAACGTCACATTGGCTAACCCGTCCACTGAGACGGTTGGTCAAAGCGGCTTTATTGTGTGCATACAGGATGGCACAGGCGGCAGAACATTAAGTTTGGGAACAGATTACGAAACAGCAGGAGGTGCAGGGATTACACTGTCTAGTGCCGCAAGCACTACAGACATAATTCCCTATGTTGTAGCGGCATCTAACCGCATCCTTTTGGGTGCTCCACAGTTGGCGTTTAGTTAATGTCTGGCCCATTTGGTTCATCACAATGGATGTACGCATCCGGTGGCTTCTACCCGAAGATTATCAGTGGGTCTTTGCGATTTAACCGCAGTGATGAGGGATATTTGAGTTTTACTCCTGCATCTGACGGTAATCGTAAGACTTGGACATATAGCACGTGGGTCAAAAGATCTCGCCTAAACGACTCATCAACATTACTTGATGCATCAGTTAGTGGTGGGGTATACGACATACTTTATTTCCCTAGCACTAATCAATTTAGATATTACAATAACGGATCACAGCCCGGTGATAGACTTACTAATGCAAAATTTAGAGATACTGCCGCTTGGTATCACGTTGTTCTAGCGGTTGACACAACTAGCGGAACTGCCGCAGATCGCATCAAACTTTATATCAACGGGTCACAAATCACGAGTTTTCAACTCACAACCAACTTTGATCAAAACGATGACACTAGAATTAACGCCGCTGTTGAGCATCGTATTGGTCAATCCATCCAAGGCGGCACAGCCAACCTGTCTTTTGATGGCTACATGGCAGAGACATTTTTCATCGACGGTACAGCGCATGACGCTGACGCTTTTGGCGAGACTAAAAACGGTA